GAAGCAAGATTATATATTGCTTACAGGAGATCCGGCGGTCATTGGTATTTCCTGTGCAATCGCGAGTGATATGACCAATGGCCAATTTAACCTCTTGAAATGGGATCGTAGAGAGTTTAAATATTACCCAATAGAATTCGATCTCTATCAGAAAGGATAATAAAGATGAGTGACGATGTAAAACAAATGATGCTAGATGATTCAACTGATCTTCTAGATAATGTAGAAGTAACTACTATAGCAGACCAATGTCAAAAGTTAAAAAGATTACAAGATGATATTGATCGTGCTGAAGAACATGTAAGTAATTTAAAAAAGATGGCTGACGATATTAGTTCTAGAGTGATACCTGAACTGCTTGCAGAACAAGGTTTAAGCTCTTTGAAACTTGCTGATGGATCATCTGTAACTGTTAAAAGAGAATACAGATGTACTCTCCCTAAAGAGGATGAGAGAAGACAATCAGCGTATAACTGGCTTCGTGAGAACGGACTTGGAGATATTATTAAAAATAATGTTTCTGTTACGTTCGGTCGTGGCGAAGATGACAAGGCCCAAAAATTGTTGGACCTTGCGGCGTCAAACGGTTTTGAACCAAATCAGAAATCTGATGTGGCTTGGAACACTTTGACAGCCTTATTTCAGGAGCGTGTCGAGTCCGGGCTCGACATGCCTTCTGATGTCTTTAGTACTTGGATTAAAGACACAACTAAAATAACCCGTAAATAATAATGGAGAAACGATGATGGCTAATGAAGCAGTGGTAAAAAAACCAGTAGCTAATACTTCTGTCGCTTTATTTGGAGATGATCTAGATAAAGGTTTTGAAAATATGACGCAACAAGATCTTGCGTTACCTTTCATCAGAATATTAGGACAGCTATCACCTCAAGTAACTGAAGGTGATGCTAAATATGTTGCAGGTGCTAAACCTGGTATGATCTATAATACAGTGACAAGTGAACTGTATGATGGAAAAAAAGGTATCAAGGTAATACCTTGTTACTATAAGAAAGACTTCACTGAGTGGAGTGATAGAGGGGAAGGATCAGCAGCTCCGATTGCTAATCACTTACCTAATAGTCCTGTAATAGCTACAGGTAAAAGAGAAGGATCTAAAGTTAGATTACCTAACGGTAATTATCTTGAAGAAACTGCTTCTTACTATGTAATGGTAGAAAATAAAGCAGGTGGATTTACACCAGCTTTAATTACCATGAAGTCAACTCAGTTGAATGTAAGCAAAAAATGGAACGCAATGATGAAAACTGTTCAGATTGCTGACGGTAAAGGCGGATTTGCAGTTCCACCAATGCACGGTGTTGTGTACAATTTAACTTCTGCCCTACAAAAGAATGATAAAGGTAGTTGGTATGGTTGGACAGTAACACAAGATAGAATTTTAGACACAAAAGATAAATCTTTGTACATTAGTGCAAAAGGTTTTGCTGGCGATGTCAAAAAAGGATCTGTGCAAACAAAAGCTGATGTAGAAGAGAGAGTAAACGAGAACGTACCGTTCTAGTTTATAATTAAATAGGGGCTCAGAAATGGGCCCCACAAAACGTGAGAATAGTATGAAAGAAAAATTTAAACAAATATTTACTGGCTTTCAAACAGCATATGGTCAGTATCAAAAAGGAGAACGTGGTGAAAATGGTAAACAAAAAGGAAAAGCATATATTGTTAGAAAAGAAGTCACCGATAAACTTTGGGAAGACCATCTTAATGGCATTGATCCTGCTCTTGGTATTATCCCTATCAATGAAGACAATAATTGTAGGTGGGGTTGCATTGATATTGATCAGTATAATCTTAATCATAAAGAATTAATAAACAAAATTAGAAGTTTAAAGCTTCCATTAATAGTATTTAGATCCAAATCAGGTGGAGCTCACGTATTTTTATTTACAAAAGAATTTATACCTGCATCTTTGATGCAAACAACGTTGAAGAAAATAGCAGATGCATTAGGATTTCAAGGTGTTGAAATATTTCCGAAACAAACGGAAATACTTGTGGAACGTGGGGACACAGGTAATTTTTTAAATCTTCCCTACCATAACCAAACAAAAGGACTACGATATGCGTTTGACGATAATGGCTCCGCTATGTCAATTGAGGAATTTTTTAAGCTCTATGATATATACGCGCAAAGCAAAGAAGAAGTTGAGAAAATCCAAATCAAAGAAGCGAAGATAGAAGAAGTATTTAAAGAAGGGCCTCCTTGTTTAAATAGATTAGCACGCGACGGCTTCAGCGAAGGATCTAGGAATAATGCATTGTTTAATATCGCCATATATTTTAAACAATCTAATCCAGATACTTGGCAAGATGAAGTTGTCGCAGCTAATTTAAATTACATGACAAAACCATTAAGTAATAGTGAAGTTCAACAATTATTAAAATCAATAGGTAAAAAAGGATATGATAAATATAGATGTAAACTTCCACCGATTGTAGATGTTTGTAATGCTTCTTTGTGTAGAATGAAAAAGTTTGGTATTGGTGGTGATGAAGAAATAATGCCTAAACTTAATAATTTAACTAAATATAATTCTAATCCACCACAATATTTTTTAGATATAGGTGAAGAAGAAAAAGAAGAAAATAAAAAACAAAAAAGAATTGAATTAAAAGCAGAACAATTAGCTAGCCCTGCATTATTTTCATTAGCTATATTAGAGAAAGCAGATTTATTAGTACCAAAATTAAAAGAAAAAGATTGGAGAGAATTTTATTTGAAACCATTAATGGATAATTTACAAATAGTTGAACCATTAGAATCTTTAAATCCTATTAATCAGATAATATCTTTATTACAAGATTGGACTACCAATAGACAAAATGCAAGAACTATGGATGATATATTTAATAAACTTCCGTATACAGATGATAAAAGAGAATTTACATATTTTAGAATGGAAGATTTTTTTAATTTTTGCAAAAAGAATCATTGGGAATTTGATAAGATTAAAACTGGTAATTTAATTAAACAATTAAAGAATATATTTGTAGAAGAAACTAGAATGAAAATTAAAGGTCAAGAACCTAGATTAGTTAAGATTAAAACTATGAAAAAAATAGAAGCTTCTGTATCTCAAGTTAAATATCAAGAACAACATTTCTAATGGAAATAGGAACTAATTGGTATTTAAAATATAGATTAGCTTTAGAACAGATAAAGAAGTTAGAGTTTGAGTTAAATGTAATGAGGAGGAAATATGAAAACTATAATACTAGGTCCACCTGGAACTGGAAAAACTACAACATTGTTGAATCTGGTGGACGAATTTATAAAAAAAGGCGTAAAGCCTAAAGAGATAGGTTATTTCTCTTTTACAAAGAAAGCAGCGATAGAAGCAGCAACAAGGGCTTCTGAAAAGTTTGGATTAAGTGTTGAACATGATTTAACTTATTTTAGAACACTTCATTCACTTGCATTTAGATTATTAGGTATGACTAAAGATAAGATGATGGGTAAAGAGGATTATAGAGAGTTTGGTTTAAGGTGTAATATACCAATTAAGACAGCGTCTTATTCAGATGAAGATGGTATATTTAATTCTGACAATGAATATTTAACCATAATAAATACAGCTAGAGTTAAAAGAATGGATTTATTAGAATACTATGACACAAGAAGAAATTTATTAGATATAGAAAGAGATACATTATTTTTATTAGACCAAGAACTTAAAAAATATAAAGCAGAAAAAGGATTAAAAGATTTTACAGATTTATTAGAAGAATTTATTGAGCAGGATAAGGCTCCAAAATTTAAAGTATTGTTTATAGATGAAGCACAAGATTTATCTCATTTACAATGGTCAATGGTTAGATCTATATGGAATAAATCAGAAAAGACTTATATTGCAGGTGATGATGATCAAGCTATATTTAGATGGGCAGGAGCCGATATAGATCACTTTATAACATTAAAAGATGAGGTAGATGAGATTAAAACACTTAATCAATCCTATCGTATTCCTGGCGGTCCTATACACGAATTATCTCAAAAGATCATATCTAGAGTTAAGAATAGATATGAAAAAACCTATAAACCACGCCAAGAAACAGGTTTATTAAGCTATTATACAGATATTACACAGGTCAATATGTCGCAGGGGGAATGGTTGGTATTGGCTTCAGCTAATCATTTTTTAGATGGGGTTAAAGAATTATGCGAATTACAGGGTTGGTACTATCAATATAAGGGAATGAATTCTATATCATTAGAATTATTATTAGCTTTAAGTAATTGGGAAGATTTTAGAGGTAATAAAGAATTAAATTATCTACAAATTAAAAATATATATAAATATTTAGGTGCTAATGTAACTCCGGGTTATAGAGATGCTAAAACATTGAAAGCAGAAGAAAAATACACAATTAAAGATTGTATTCAAAATCATGGTTTACTTAATGATAAAGTATGGTATGAATCATTTGAAGGTGTTGATACGATTACAGAGAACTATATTCGTAACATGAGAGCTAATGGTGAGAAGATAAATAAAACTCCAAGAATTCTTATGTCTACTATTCACGGTGCCAAAGGTGGCGAACGTGAAAAAGTTTTAGTTTTATTAGATCTTACAACAGCTGCAATTAAACAAAGTGATGAAGATCCAGATGATTTGCATAGGTTATTCTACACAGCTTTTACAAGAGCTAAACAAGAATTACATATTGTAGATCCAAGGGATTTTAATAAAGCATACGTAATATGACAAACAAAACATTTTTTAAACAAGTAGGTGGTTCTCATTATAAAGTTATGAAAATACAACCATCTGTTTTTATAAACGAAAATCAATTACCTTTTGCAGAAGGAAATGCAATTAAATATATTTGCAGGCATAAGTTAAAAGGTAAAAAGGAAGATATATTAAAAGCAATTCATTACTTGGAAATGGTATTGGAAAGAGATTATAAATGACACGAACAACTCAACCACCATTATTTGTTCCGCAAACTGAATGGGTAGTACCAGAAGAACTAAAAGATCTTCGCGGTCATAAAGAAATAGCAATAGACTTAGAGACATGCGATCCGGATTTACTTGAGCTAGGATCGGGGAACGTTGTTGGTCGTGGTAAGATTGTTGGTGTTGCTGTAGCAGTAGAAGGTTGGTCAGGTTATTATCCGATAGATCATCAAGGTGGTGGTAATATGGATAAGAAATTAGTTTTAAATTGGTTACAAGATTTATTTAAACAAGAAGCTAGATTTGTATTTCATAATGCAATGTATGACGTTTGTTGGTTAAGATCAGCAGGATTAAAAATGCCTGAGAAGATTGTAGATACAATGATTGCTGCATCTTTAGTAAATGAAAATAGATTAAGTTATAGATTAGATACACTTGCAAAAGAATATGCAGGGATAGGTAAGAATGAAACAGTATTACAAGCAGCGGCAAAAGAATATGGAATAGATCCTAAAAAAGATATGTGGAAACTTCCATCTATGTTTGTTGGTCAATATGCTGAAAGAGATGCAGAATCTACTTTAAAACTTTGGCATAGAATGAAAGTTGAATTAGATGACCAAGATCTTTGGAGTGTATTCAACATGGAAACAAAATTATTTCCTTGTCTTGTTGATATGAGATTCAACGGTGTAAGAGTAGATGTTGAAAAAGCAGAAAAAATTAAGAAACATTTGATTAATGAAGAAAATAAAATAGTTAATAAAATCAAAGACTTAACTGGTGTTTCTGTAGAATTATGGGCTGCAGCTTCTATTGCAAAAGTGTTTGATGTTTTAAAATTACCATACGATAGAACTGAAAAAACTAATGCCCCAAGCTTTACAAAAAACTTTTTATCAAATCATCCTCACGAAATTGCACAAGATATTGCAAACGCAAGAGAGATTAATAAAGCTCATACAACTTTTATTGATACAATAACTAAACATTCAGTTAAAGGAAGAATACATGCAGATATAAATCAAATTAGATCTGATGATGGTGGAACTGTTACAGGAAGATTTTCAATGTCTAATCCAAACTTACAGCAGATACCTGTTAGACATAAAGAATTAGGTCCAATGATTAGATCTATATTTATACCAGAAGAAAATTGTAAATGGGGAGTATTTGACTACTCACAACAAGAACCAAGAATATTAGTTCACTATGCTAAATTACAAAAGCTAGATGGTATAGATGAAATTGCTAATGCGTATATTAGTGGTGAAGCAGATTTCCATAGTGCTGTTGCTAAAATGGCAGGTATAGAAAGATCTCAGGCTAAAACAATTAATCTTGGTTTGATGTATGGTATGGGTAAAAATAAATTAATGGCAGAACTAGGGTTAATGAAAGAAGCAGCAGATAAACTAATTAATCAATATCATGCTAAAGCTCCTTTTATTAAACAATTAATGCAAGCCGTATCGCGAAGAGCTGATGATTCTGGAAGAATAAGAACTTTAGGTGGCAGAGTTTGTCACTTTGATCTTTGGGAGCCAACAACGTTTGGTGCAGGTACACCAAAGAAACACGCAGATGCATTGAAGGAATACGGACCGGGAATTAAAAGAGCTTTTACATATAAAGCATTAAATAGATTAATACAGGGTTCAGCAGCAGATATGACTAAACAATCATTAATAAGATTGTATGAAAACGGAATTATACCACACATCCAAATACATGATGAAGTGGATATATCAGTAGAATCACCAGAACATGCAGAACAAATAGTTAAAATAATGGAAGATGCTATTAAATTAGAAATTCCAAATAAAGTTGATTATGAATCTGGCGATAATTGGGGAGCTATTAAATAGTAGTAAATACCATATTAAACTGTTAATATATTAATATGGAAAAATTAAAATTTGTTTGGTTCTTTTTAGTTGGAATATATTCATATATTCATAGAGGGTTTTTAATATATCTTTATTTAATACAGGGTTTTGCTAATTTTTTAACGTTACTTTTGTTTAAAAGTGATGCTGCTATTATTTGTATAGCTCATAAATGGAATGTTAATGTTCAAAAAGCTATTACTTATGCAACGCATTTTATTATTGTTTTATTCTTATATCTCTTACTTTTTTAACATAATAGTAACTTTATTGTTATGTTTTCTATTAACTGTTGCTTTCATTATAACTTGTGTAATAATTCAATTAAATTATTTGTTTAATATATTTAAAAATGAAAAAACAAACAAAGCTTAATAAAGCTTTAAAAATAGTTGCACAAGATGCCAAAATAGAGCATGGTATATGTCCTTATTGTCATTCTTTATCTCCGCTATTGTTTTTATATAAAAACTTCTATAGATGTGCTTTATGTAATGAGGAATCCGAACAATATGTTAACGGAGTAATTAAATATATACCAATTAGAAATAGTACACGTATTGGTTTAATGACAGAAACAGATAATTAATGGCTAGAAAAGTAAGTTTAGGAAATGGTAAATTTATTACCCAAAGTAATAAGAAAAGACCAGGAAGACATTCAAAAAAACCCAATAAACGTAAAGATAAGAAAGAATATAAAGGTCAAGGAAGAAAATAATGAATGCCCGCCCTAGTAAACTAGGACGAGCAAACAAAAGGTGTGAGAAGAGATCTCCACAATACCCTAAAAATAATTATCTTGCAAGACTTGTTTTTATTGCTATAGTTTCCCATATGACTATGCAAGAAAGCATAAATAAATAAACAAAAGGAGAAGAAATGGCAGACCCAAATAAATATAAATCAGTATCAGTACCAATGGAAACTTATAAAATTTTATTATTTTTAAGTGACGGTAAATTAACAGATGCTACTTTAACTATAAGCAAAACAATAGAAGATTTGGCTAAGAAAGCAGCTAAAACTAGGGGATACAAAAATGGACACTCAAAATAATAAAACTATTTGTGAAAATTGTCGTGGCAATGGTTATATTAAAGATTGTTATGGTGAAGTTCATCAGTGTAAAAATTGTAAATCTCAAGGTGAAGTATCATTAAATAATAAAGATATTTTTGAATACTCAGATGAAGAGCTGGAGTCATTACAATGAAACCAAAAGAATTAATTAAATTATTAAAAGCTTACCATAAAAAATATGATGCTTTTGGTAATAAGAAAAGAAAATGAAACGAGGACCGAATGATTTAGACGAAATTATTTATCGTTTAAAAAAAGAAAATAAAAAGTTAAAACAAAAAATAAAATTTTTATCTAAAATTAAATTTATAGATAAAATTTTAAAATGTAAGGAGAATATGTAATGCAAAGAAAAGAAGAATATGTAGCAAGAAAAATATGGATGCCACCAACAACATTAGAAATACCTCAACCACCAAAAGGTTATAAATATCATTGGTTAAGAACAGAAAATAAAGAATTTAGAAAAAAAATAAAATTTAAACCCGTTCATTCTAAAAGTTTTAAAGATTCTGATATTTATCCAACTATAAATGTTGGAAGATGGGGAAAATGTATTGGAGTAAATGGTTTATTACTAATTAAAATTAAAATTAAAAAAAGAAAATTACATGAAAAGAGATAAAAAAGAGTTAGAGCTAGAGTATATATATAACGAACTGTTTGACAAAATGGTTGAATTAGTTTTGCGTTATAATGAACCACAAATCGTAGCATCTACAATGATGTCACATGCATTACGTTTATACAAAACCGTATTCAAACACAAAGGTGAATTTGAAGAAGTAATAAGAACAGTTGTAAAACAATCTAAAAATACAAAACCTTTTAACCATACAACACTACATTAATGACTAAAGAAAATAAAAGAAGATCGGAATGGGGTAAGGGTTGGGATGGA